TTGGACAATTAAATGCTTGATTCATAAATGTGGGAAACGTAGCATTTACTTCTTCGGCAACGGCATCATATACTTCGATTACTTTTTCTCTTGACCAATCAATTTCACCGCGATCAATTTGTTCTTGATACATGGGATAAGCACTAAAATAGCAAGAGTCAGTATCACCATAGATAATTGTTTCACCTATGTGATTGTAATCTCCAGTAAAGATAGCATTGACTTGACTGGCCATGTGACGTGCCACACATCGACCTGCTAAAGTAGTCGACTGTCCCATGCGAATGTCAAAGAATCTTGATCCAGCATTGAGTAACGCACCATACAAACTGTTCAAGTTAATCTTTTTAACCAGCTGTCGTTTATCCCAATACTCTTCGGCTACCTTGTCGCCGTCATTGATTGCCTGTTTTAGTTTCTTTTGTAGCTCTTTACGTTCGGCATACCAACGTGCCAACAAGCCTGGAATAACACCCTGTTTCTCATAAGTAAAGATTGTACCATTGGCAGTCAACATCCAAGGCTTGCCACTTAGATAAATCAAGTCGTAAGCTTCGGCACCGCTCAATTCTGTAGCAGTACCATTCTCCCAGTCAATAATGATATTGTAACCTCGATCTTTATTGATTACTGCTTCGTATTCATGAACAGCAAACTTGCCATCCCAATAGTCAGCAAATGCTTTGCCGCTGTCTAACCACTGTTTAAGTTCAGATTTAGTCTGTACTTGTCTAATTTGTCCCACAATAGTTTCTGAACTCATGTTGAGAGCACGGATCAATGACGGATACAAACTGTTCAAGTCCATTGAGCCAATCCAGTCATGCATACCTTTTTTAGGATATGCAACATAAGCACCTGCGGCCTGTGTTTCCGACGCACCACGGTGACGATCTGGAATCATCAAGTTACGACTATGAGCTTCATTGATAATAGCTTGGTCGGTCATTGCAACCGCCCCCATAGTAGTTCTTAACGTAACTGTATTGGCATGTGCCAAGACATTGACCAAGTCAATATACTGTAACTTGTTATCTAATTTGACCAATAGCAAAGTATCTTGTCTGTTATAGATAATAAATTTTTCAAAGTCATTGTTGTATAACTGATCCAATGTGCCTTCGTATTGTGTTTTGCGTTCGCCTAACTCATACTCAGCAATAGCATCCAATCTATAACTGTGCATTTCATGATAGGTATACTTGCGATACAGTTCAAGATAGTCCAAGTGAACACGACCTATAAAGTCAAATGTCACAGACGTCTTGCCATACTTTTCATATTCTCTGCGAACGGGTTTGCTGTTCCATAAACAAAAACGTCGTAGGTGATCACCGCCCAAGCGTTTGGAAATACGATTGACCATGTAAGGAACGTCATAGCCCTCACTGTTCCAACCACTGAGTATGTCAGCATCGTCAATGAGACTTAGAAACATGTCCAGCATTTCGTCTTCGCTGGCGCATAAAATAGTGTCTTCAAAACGACCCACAATAGTTTCAGCTGTGGCTTGATCCATGCTGTCGGGTTTGACACACAAAGTAATCAATTTGTCAAGCCAACTGCAATGCACTGACACTGCGGTCACTGGATTAAACGGATCACTGGGATCAGCAAAACCTTTTTCTTTATTATAAGCAACCTCAATGTCGAAGAATGCCTTGTTAAGTGTGGGTGCATCAACATTTAGATAGTTTGTTTCCAAACATCTGTTCAAGGGCTTAATGTCGCTTTCGTACAGCCCTTTATGGCTGTATACTCTTTTTTCTTTGTCAAAGGCCTTGTGGCTGGCCACTGCAACTTTGCCTAATTTTTTACCGTCAATGCTGGTAAAAGCACCTTTGGCATCGGGATAATAAAATAGGTAATGTGCTGGAAATTGTTTGTATTTCCTGACACCGTCAATGCGTTCAACTACATTGATAATGTCTTTATCTTTTACATAAACTGCGTCAATATAACTCATAGGATATTATATATGCCTGCGATATAGATTATTGTAACTATAAGTTGAACAATAATTAAACTCCATTTGCGCCATAGTATACCGAGAATAAACCAGCCTAGATTGCCCAGGCAACTGGTCCAGATGTTTAGAGGATAAACATTATAACTGGTCAAGGCAACTCCCACAATAAGAACAGCAGTACACAGCCATTCAAACCAAAATTGCCAAGTCTGTTCTTTTAGGAATTTAATCAACGATGGCCTGCTACTTCGAGTACTTCTTCTACTTCAGTGAAAGCATTTTGCTCTTTTTCAAACTCGTTTTTAAATGCAATACGCAGTGCTTTTTTGAGTACGCTGGGTTTCATATCAAGTTCTTCGGCGATAGCCTTGATAGTTTCACTCAAGCCTTCGTTAAGTGCGTTGACTTCGCTCATGACTTGAATACCTTCGGCAAATAGTTTTTTAATTTTGGCTTTTTCATCGCCACTGAACATACGCGGTTCCATAAACACTCCTTAGTTAATGTGTTCCACTATTATATAGTAAAACAATTGCCAAGTCAATGTTATTTGGTAAACAGTGCTATTTCTTGTTCACGTAATGTTACCAAACTGTAGTCACGGCGACCGTTGTGTACGATCCATCGGGCCAATTCAGTGGGCACAGCATCAAAATCATTTCGATTTAGTGCTTTGAGTAATGTGCTGTTTTTGAATATTTCTATACCGCGGTCATTGACGAATGATTCGATAGCCGCGGTTTGATTTTTAGTTAAATTGGTTTTAACTAATTCTTTCACTACTTCTTTAGTTGTCATTGATTAACGTTGTTTTAATGTTGCTCTTAACTGCCACGCATGTTTGGCATGTGCATCTTGACGTTCTGCCAAGAAGTTGCTAAGACCATGATTGTGAGCGGCTTCTGCCAATTCGTATGCGGCTTCGATACTGGCCAACACAATTGCATTGTCTGCCAATAATTTTTCCAACATGCCGCGTGAGTCTAAGATTTTAATTTCGTCTTCTAAGTCAGTTAGTTCGCTATAACGTACAAAACTGGCTGGTGCATAAGCATCCATGGCACGAATTTCTTCTGCCCATTGATCTATACTGCCATATACTTCTTCATAGATGCTGCCAAACAACGCATGGTATTGCGGAAAGTTTGCACCTTCTACATTCCAGTGGAATCCGTGTGTTTTTAAGTAAAAAGCAAAGCTGTTAGCTAAACCTTTTTTCATTGCTTGTATTAATTCATCCATGATTAAATTTCCTATAACTTATTTATATCGGCAAAGTAGTTCTGCTTATAATATTTACTTTGGCTTATTCTTATCTACTCATACAAAAGTTTAATTGAGATTGCCTGGTTTTATATTGCCAAGTATTCTACTGCAAGTGTCAAAACTAACTTCCAACTGACTGTATAAACTATCGTTGTTAACAGTACTGGCCATGCCATACGCTAACGTACCCATGTCTTTATAATATTTTACGCTGGGCCATCGACGCTGTTTAATTTTAAAACTGTCGTAAAACAAACATACTTCTGCTACTTCTGCCAAACGAACTTGTTTATAACTTGTAGTTTCATTCATGGCAGTCATTAACATAACTGCTACAGGAGTATCTGGAGGTATGTCTTGCTTGTCAAACCAACGAGCAACTAAACGTACCAAATAACTTTCTAACTCTTCATCCAAGTAAGTGGCACTTTTACCTTCTGCAAGAAGTACCAATTCGTAACTGCTACGAATGTACTCTTGCCAGTATTTCATTCGCCTACTAACCTTTTGTTAAAAGGATGCTTCTTAGGATTAGTAGTTAGTACAGGACTAATTTTCTTAGCTTTTTCTTTACCACCAACTTGACCCACACGCTTTTGATCAGCATCCAAGCCTTCTAAGATTTCATCGACTGTAATAGGCGCGATTGTTTCGTGTACTTTTTTCTTGTTTTTATTGTCTAACATGCCACGCTTGTTGGCTGTGGCCCATGCTATGTCCTCAGCTTCTTTATCGCTGTGTCCAGCTTTCTTTTCACTGGATTTGACATTGGCTACAAAGCTGTCGACTTTTTTGCCTTCCGCCACACCTTTTTTACCATACATATCCATCAGTTGACGAACATAGAAATTATAAAAACCACGACGTTCATTGAAATCTCTTTCGCCAACTTGAGTTTTTAATGCGGCTATGGCATCATCCCTTGTTGGACCACGCATTATTTTTAATCCGTTAGTAACAAGTGAATCAACTCTTGGTGCACCTTCCGCCATGGCCTGCACAGGATTCCAATACAATGTTCTACCATTAGGCAATACTGCTTGGCAAGGACCATCAATCATTTTGGCCTGTATAATCTTAGCGGCAGGAAACTTTCTCTTAACTGCTTGAATCCAGTCTTGCTGAGTCCATCCGTTAACGTCTACTGCTCGACCGCCGTCTTCGTTTACACTTTGATCGACAACTTCTACATGTTTTATGCCAATTGGATTAACATATAAGTCGCTGTCAGGTTGAAATGAAGCCAATTTGTTTGCTAAAGTTTCTGCTAAATCGCGACTGGCCAAACCGTCAGCAACTACAGCACTGCCGGATCTGTGGATTT